TTGATAACTGCCTCACCACTCAGGGTGACAAGTGCCCTGTCTGTGCCCACAACAATGGTCTGTGGAACAGTGGTGTTGAGTCCGATAAAGAAATTGCTCGCAAGCAAAAGCGCAAACTCTCCTACTACAGCAATGTCTATGTCGTGAAGGATCCTAAGCATCCTGAGAACGAAGGTAAGATCTTCCTCTACAAGTTTGGTAAGAAGATCCACGACAAGATTCTTGCTGCCATGCAACCTGAGTTCCAAGACGAGACTCCTGTCAACGTCTTTGACTTCTGGGAAGGTGCTAACTTCAAACTGAAGATCAAGACCGTTGCTGGTTACTGGAACTACGATTCGTCTGAGTTTGATTCTCCCTCCGCACTAAGTGCTGATGATGACGAACTGGAGACCATCTATCAACAGCAGCATTCGCTGGAAGCATTCACTGCTCCTTCTGAGTTCAAGTCCTATGATGCTCTGGAAGATCGCCTGAACAGTGTTCTTGGCATCGGCAAACCCAAGGCATCTGCTGCTCCTACCTTCGAGGATGAGGAGTATGAACCTGCTCCTGTCTCTGCTGCTCCTGCACGTCAAGCAGAACCTGTGGTAGAGGATGACGATGCTCTGTCCTACTTCGCACGTCTCGCTGCTGAAGACTGATGTTCAAGAAGATTCTATCTTCTCCTGTCACTCACTTCAACCTGTTGGTCGTGGGGTTCCTGATCTTAGTTCAGGGACTTCACACCCATGCTCACTACACTATGAGTCTTGATGCTGACAGTTATGTCCACAACTACTGTAAGAAAAACTTAGAGAAGTGTAAGAGACTTGTTTCCAATTTTGATTATTGATTTCATGGCGGGGGAAAAATTTTTCCCGCCATTTTTTATGCAAAAAAGTCGATCAGACTCCAGTCTTCTTCAGTCTGGTAGAGATGAAGTCAGTTGAATCCTTATACTTGTTTGCTTTGCGGAAGTTATCTTTAAATCCTTCTACATATTCTGGTTTGAGAAGATAAATTTCTCTAGACTTTTCGTTTTGTTGTTCTTCCCATTCAAATATAGTTACAGGTTTGGCAAGTGTAACGCCACTGAGTGTTACTGCAGTTCCTAATCTTGAGTCATAAAATTTATGACTTCCGTAGTAGAATGATTCATCTACAATTAAACCTGCTTTCTGCACTACCACCCCAGCAGTATCTTTATGCTCATAGGTTTCGTAATGTTTGATGGTTCCATATGGATCAGCATACTTTCCTTCAAGATACTTTCTGAAAGTATATGAATCCATTGGCCAATCGAACAAAGGATTCACTATATTATTAGTCAAAAGAATCATCCAATCCAATTCTGGATCAGAGTATGCTAAGTCTGCTACCTGCCATGGTTTTTCAAAGTCTCCTACTTGATACTGTCTAAAGAATACAGCATAGGAATAGAAGTCATCATTAACTTTAAACCTACGAAAGAAATTTTTCGCTACAACAAAATCAGATTCCGAGAAAGGATAACTGATAGGTTTAGTATCATATTTAATATCAGGTAAGTATTTAAAGTATCCCATTAGTATGATGCTCCTCCGTATGAAATCTCGTTGCTGTATACAAGTTTGCTTTCGGTAAATGCTAGTGTAAGTTGTGTCGCTACAGGAGAACCATCAGAATAGGTAGAATACTGTCCATCAGGTGTGTAGGAAACTTTCACAGAAGTAATAGCACATGGTTTGAACTGAGTCAAATAGGGATGCTGATTTTTTCCCTTCATGAATTCTACGATACAGAAGTTCGGAACTCCAATATAATTACTGTTGTTTTTATTCTCTTCTGCGCTGGGTCCTTCATTTTTAAATACATTTTTAAATGTATTGCTTGGTTTTGCTCCAAGACTAGGCAGAGATGCTTTCTTAAATGTAGTTACAATGTCACGAATCATCTCTGCTTCTTTACCATTCTTAGGCGACATCTTAAAGTTCAAACCAAAAGATCTCAAATCAAAACCAGAAAATAATAGTTCAGCATTGGGGTTTAGAATTACACCACCGACACCACCGAGAACATCATTGATGTCAACACTGCCACCAATTTTTCCTGGAAGTTTATTGATTCCCTGAGCAACAGCGTCTGCAATGAGTGCGTCACCTCTTTGCATAACATTACCAAGGACTTGTGCTACTTTACCAGCACCTGCTTGAGCACTTTCAGCATTTGCAAATGAACCAAAACCTTTCATTAAGTCTGCACCAGTGTTGGTGAATCCTTTACCTCCCCAGGTTGCTCCATACTCTGCGCCAATATCTTCTGGCATATACATTACAATAGATGGAAGACCAGTCTCTTCAAACCCAGCGATACTATTGTTGTAGATATTTACTGATTCACCACTAACACCATCTCCTGTCGCAGAAATATAATTATTGGAATTAGATGCAGCAAACGGCGGAGTGTATTTTACGAATCTAAACTTTACGTAGTCACTGTGATCTGCAAACTTTCTATCCTTAGGATACTGCAATAATTGAGAAGAAGGTGTGGAACCAAACTTACCAGAAAAACTATAGGATACTTTTCTTTCTACAGCTTCTTGCTGCTCTAGGTTTCCAAGAGCTTCTTCTCGATTAGTATCAGCAGCATCTTGCTGCTCACGTTCCTCGCGAGTTTGTCTTTGACGCTCTCTTCTTTGTGCTCCAGTTTCTCTTGTCATTACTTAGACATCTCTACTGATTGTTTAGTTCCATAACCTTTAACAACTCTGCTACCTTTGACTCTATCATAGTAAGATTCATTAGTCTCTTCCCATACAAGTTCTTTATCGTAAGGGAATGCAGCAGATCCAATGTTTTTTACAAAGTCTTCAGTTGGTAATAGTATAGCAGTGTCCCATTCGTCAGCAGTAATATCTAACAAGAGACCTTCAACATGATTTTGTAAGTATTTATGGAAACATATCTTGGGAATGTCAATTCTACCCTTCATAAGTTTTTGCACTACCTGGATCCTTTTCTTTGGATTTATGTAGTGTAAGTTTGCTCCAAAGAATTCTGTTGGTGATGCTTTTACACAATAAACTAAAGGAAATCTGTCATAGTATGGTAACCATTTCATCTTTGCCTTGTATTCAAACATGAATAGATGACCCTCGTTGGGATAAAGACGGAGCACGTTCTCATCTTCATTTGATTTTCGTTCGTCTCTAACGAACTTACTCATGTCTTTTTTGTATGATGATGCAATCTGTTTAACTGTTCCACGATACCAAGAGAGAGGTTTCTTCTCTCCTTCAGTTGCATTGTTTACTTTTTCAAATAGTGTATTTGCTTTTTTATAAGAAGTATTTCGTTGGATTGAACCAAATCCAGTTGCCATTGTTAGACTCCTAAGTGTTCTTCGGTGAGGATTAAAAATTTCATCTGCCTGTCCTCACAGAAGTCCTCAGCTGCGGACCACTTAGCGCGGTTCTTAGCGTAGGTTAGGACTTCCCTCTTCCAAGAGGCAGTCTTACGTTTTGGATTTTCATTCGGTGCTTGTGTTTGTTTCTTGGGTTTAACTTCGATCAGGTATTTACTGACCACCCCTGACTTGGATAATACTTTAATATAAAAGTCAGGATAGTAGCGGTGGATTCGTCCGTCCGTTGGACAACGATAAGGAATGATAACTTCCTCGCTACCCCACTCAACTATGGAAGTATTCATGTCACAGAAATACATAAACTTACGCTCCCACAAACTTCTATAGATAATTCGTGTAGGGTTGCCCCTATATTTTTGCGGGTGCTTGGGTTTAAAGATCCCCGAATACGCCATAAATATAAATATAACCACCACAATTATTTAGCGTGTCTGTAAAAAACTTCATCGAATTAATTAATAAAAGTGGAGGACTGTCTTACAGTAATACCTATGATATTGAGTGGGTTTTTCCTACGGTTAGCAACAAAACATCATTACTATCTCAAAACCTATCAAAGGTGGGCATTGATGTAAACCTAGGAAGGTTTGCAGGTGGTGGTGATGCTGGCATTGGTGGTGCTGGTGATGTGATCAAACTATTTTGTGATGAAGCGCAACTCCCTAACATTTCTTCTGCTACTGGACAACTTACTGGTAGACTTTTGGGAGAAGGTCAGGTTAATTATGCACACACTAGGGTCTTTACAGACTTCCAGTTGGGATGGATTTGTGATGCTAATTTGACACCATTAAAGTTTCTTACCGCATGGTATGACACTATTTTCCAGCAGTATAATAATGATGGAACGGAACTCTCTCCATTCACTAGGACATCTGATAATCTTACTAAGTTAAAAGAAGAAGCATCGGGTGGAAATGCTATTCAATCAGATAGAACTGTTAGATTAAACTATCCTGATGAGTATTTGGCTACATGCCTTATCACTAAAGCAGAAAAAGGTATCAATGCTTCTAATAGTAGAGCAGCTGCTACATATACTATGCTAGAATGCTTTCCATATTCTATTGATGCTGTCCCATTATCTGCAGGTGCATCAACTGCTACTAAAGTATCAGCAAATTTTTATTATTCAAAACACACTGTGACTTTCAACGATATTACAAGTTATAGAGGATAACATATCATGGCTTTACCATCCATTGCAACACCAACTTATGAACTTGAACTGCCATCAACAAAAAAGAAAATTAAGTATCGTCCATTCCTAGTTAAAGAAGAGAAGGTTCTTCTTCTTGCCACAGAAAGTGACGATCCAAAAGAAGTTAAGGAAGCAGTTAAAACTATTGTAAGAAACTGTGTTCTTTCTCGTATTAAAGTAGATGATCTAACTACATTTGATCTGGAGTTTTTGTTTCTCAAAATCAGAGCAGCATCTGTAGGTGAAGAAGTGCAGATGAAAATTACATGTCTAGATGACAATGAAACTAGAGTAGATCATACTATTGATATCTCAGAAGTTGAAGTTCATGTTCCAGAAGGTCATGATCCTAAAATTAAACTGACAGATAGTGTTGGTATGATCATGAAGTATCCTGGACTTGAAGAGTTTGTTAACCTTACTCTACTAGGTCTTAACATGGATGATCCTGATGAAGTATTTGATACTGTTGCTAGGTGCATTGATCAGATCTACGAGGGAGATGAGGTTTATGATGATAGCACTACTACCCATGAAGAGAAGGTTCAGTTTGTAGAAGGACTTACACAGAAGCAGTTTGAATCTGTTCAAAAGTTTTTTACGACGATGCCTGTGTTGCGTCATCAATTCAAAGTAACTAATCCAAAGACAGGAGTTGAATCGACCTACACGTTGGAGGGATTGCAGTCTTTTTTCGGGTGAGCATGTTCTATAATACTCTTGAGAACTATTATAGAACAAACTTCTCTCTCATGCAGCACCATAAATATAGCTTGAGTGATGTTGAGAATATGATGCCTTGGGAGAGGACTGTATACGTTTCTCTTCTCAACCAGTGGATTAAGGAACAAGAAGAAAAACAAAAGCAACAACAAAATGCCTGAGGTCGATCCACAAAGGAAAAAGAATTTACAAGAACTCATCAACCGCATGGAGAAGGGGTTTGATGAGAACCTTCTTGATCCTTTAGTGGAATCTATTGTCAAGGAACCAGACAAACCTCTTCCAAGTGAGAGTAAAGTAAAACCAAAGAAGAAAAAGTATCAAGTTATTCCAGTCAATTCTATTGGACAGGGTGATAGTCTTGCTGGATTTTTGGGTGCCAAAGTTGGAGAGTCATTCTCCATGGCAGCAAAGGCACGTCGTGCTGATAAAGGTCTCAAGAAGAGACCAATGTTCTACTTAGGTAAAGCATTAACGAATCAATTTGGTGGTGACTTAGTAAACAGAACTAAAGGAACATTTTCTAGAAATCCAACTGACGCTCAAGATCCTGCACTGACTAGGAGTCAAAGGTTCACTGCGAGTGTGCAACCTTTTATGAATGAGCAGGGACCACTCCCTCCACCTGTTCAAGAACCAGAACGAGCAGGCATCTTAGGAGCATTTGATAAACTTGTAGCTCAATTTGATGATCTAATTAGGGTCAAGAGAAATAAATCTGATCAGTCTGAAGTAGCAAATGATATTCAGCAGACTACTTCAGAAGAAGCAGAAAAAATTATTGAAGAGAATAATAAGACTAAAAAAGAAGCAGTCCAATTAGAATTAGATTACAAAAGATTTGAAAAGGATCAAGCAGACTCAATAAAAGCTGCTGATATTGAATCAGTTGGTGAAGAAACTAATCTGCAAGTTGATACTAGTGCTATTGACAATCGTCGCGACGATGATGAAGATGAAGAGGATGATGGTCGTGATGACAGAAGCATGTTGGATCGTGCTTTGGATTTCATTACAGGAGATGATTATCTATTAGATGCTGGTGTTGAGGGCGCAGAAAGAGCAGCAGGCAGAGTCGGTAGGCGTGGTGCGAGACGATTCGTAACAAGAACAGCAATAAAATTTGGTGGTAAAAAATTTGCTCAGCGAGCAGCAGTTAAAGGTGCTCAAGCGGTAGTAACTAAAGCAGCAA